CGCGGTTATTTCTTCCCGGTGTAAGAGAAGCGATTTCTGATCCTGGGTTAATTTCGATGACGGTCGTGACTCCAGGTCGGCAATCTGCTGACGCCACTTAACCAGTTCCTGTTCAGAGGAACTTAATTTAACGGCCAATTCAGCTTGTGAACTTAGTAGCGCATTCTGTTGATTCAGATGATCAATCATTCGTTGGGCAGCATCATCCGAATAACCTTTCGCCTTTGGTAGCTTTGGATCTTTATAACGCTCATTTATTTGAGCGACAAGATTATTATATTCTTCCTTTGAATACTGACTCTTTAGCTTTTCCAGTTTTGCAAGTTCACTGGCTCTCTGCTGCTCCCGGGTCTGATATTGTTTTGAAAAGGCATCTGCTTTCTGTCTGAGTTCAATTCCTTCCTGTTGTCGCTTGTTGTAATCGGTTATTGATGAATTTAGTACGTCCTGAGCAATTTTTTCTGCTTGAAGTACGCCCAATTGCTGCTTTAATCGTGCCAGCCTTTTATTTTGAGCGCCGCCATCCCCAATGCCACCTAACCCGAAAGCTCCGGGTCGGGTATTTTTTTCTATTTCATCAATTTGATGGAGAACATCTGAGATTTTTTGATCAAGGGAGGCATCACGACCAATATCCAGCATGGAATCCCATGCCCATTTTGCGGAGTCAGCGACAGCTTTCCATGCAGTCTCAAGATAACCAAGATTTTCTTTAATCTGGTTGGTGCGCTGGATCATTGAGGATGAGTATGCTTCTGTCGCAATGCGGGCGGCCTCCTGCTGGTTCCCTTCATCCTGTAGCGCCTTAATCTGGTTATAAGTCGCCAGTGTCAGAAAATGGTACTGATCATTAAGTTTTGATATGGCACTGACAGGATCCTTTGCAATTTCATTGAAATCATTAACCAGTTGATCGGTCGATATTCCAGTTAATTCGCTTGTTTTTACTATCGCTGTCGTCACCTGCTCCAGCGAACGGCTCGCTACCTTTCCCGAACGCACAAGCTGGTTTAATACTGCCGCCGCAGCACCAGTTGTCGAATCAGCCGCATCCCCGGCACGTTGAGCTATATCCGCCAATTGCCCGCTGGTTGTCCCCAACTGATTTCCGGTAAGAATAAGAGATTTATTAAATTCGTCCTGCTCCTGAGAGCCTTTATAGTAAGCCAGCCCCAGGACGCCAACGGCTGCTGCGGCCAGGGTAAAAGGATTAATTAATCCCAGCACATAAGAACCAACACCTTTGATCGCCGGGCCAATCCCACCGAACATATCTTTTAGCTGGCCGCCCTGCTGCATTAACACCATAAATGGCGACTGACCAGTGGACAACCCAACAACAATATCCGTCATTTGTGCAGGCAACATGCGCATAGCAAAAGCCGTTTGTTTTGCCGACATTCCGGTTTTGCTTAGTTGCGATTGAGTAGCCTCAAGCTCACTCCGCATAGCACGAAGTTTTCCTGAAAGCTCCTCATACATTTCAGGAGAAAGCATCCCCTTGGCTTTTGCTTCGCTGAGTTGCTTTTGCTGCTCTGTCAGGCGGTTAAAAGCTGTTCCGACAGGATCGAGTTGAGCAATCAGACGTTGCAAAGCAGCAACTTGTTCATCATGCGCTTTTACTGCTTCTCGTTCTGCCTGAGCCTCTCCTGTTAGCTCTCGCCGCGTTTCCTGTATTTTTCGACTGTAATTATCAAACTGAGAGCCATTTATTTTCCCGGATGAAAGTGCAGCATTAAGTTCATCCTGCTGTTGATCAAGATTTCTTAGCGCCGCTGCCAGAGGGTCGATCTTGTCCAGCATTCTTTGAAAGGCTTGGGCCTGCGCTTCCTGCTGGGCGGCAGCAAGTTTTCCGGCCTTCTCGGCTTCTCTCTGCGCTTGCGCAACCCCGCTCAATTCCTCTGTGGTTTCATTAAGTTTACGGGCAAGAAATTCATATTCTTCTTTATCAATAAGTCCTTTATCGAAATATTTCTTTAATTCAGAATAGCGTCGACCGACAGTATCAATTGCGGCACCAACTGGATCAATAGCTGCTTTTAATTTTGCGAGCGCGTTCTTCTCATCTTCTGTTGCCTTAGTCACTTTCCCTGCGCTATTTGCAGCAGTTTCCCCGGCCTGCGTCATTTTGACTAATGAGGAGGTCAGATTGTCAGCATTATTTTTCGCTCCAGTGCTATCAATAATTATTGCGAGACGTGAAGTTTGCTCTGTCATTTAGTTACTCCGGCAAATAAAAAGCCCCGCTTGGTAAGCGGGGCCAGACAACAGAGGGAAGGGAATTATCAGAAGCGATAACCAATACCTGTCATCCAGGTGCCAACTTTCACATCGCCCAATTTGGTGTACTCATAGGATGCGTCAACTACCCAATTGGGTACAGGATTAAACTGAATACCAGCACCATATACAACCGAAGTCTTGCTTGAAGAGTCAGAGTATCCCAGAATCGTCGCTTCAGCACGTCCATGCGCTAAACCTATTAAGCCATATGCACTGAGGTAATCATTGAAACGATAGGCTGGACCGGCAGCTAGTGAATAGTAATCCAGATCTCCATTTCCAATTTTAGAGCCTGCAAAATAATAATCGTATTTTTGATTTGTGTACGTAAATGAAGATGCAATGCCCCATTTATCATCCAGCTCATAGCGATACTTAATATTTACCCCTGCTGGATTCTCATCAAGGCTTTCTCCACCGGCTTTAACATGACTTTGTGCATAACCAGCAGAAATAGTATTCTGCATCAATTCAGCATTTGCAATGCCAGTTGCAAACAAGGCTGAAGCGATAATGGTAGTCAACACTGCTTTTTTCATAAAATTACCTTCATTTTACAAATCATTGTTATAACAGCCAGAATTAATCTGGCCGGCAGCATTAAAATACCCAACATATTCGAGAGTCAACTATCAATTTCGCATCAAACTATATACACACACATTGGAATTTAGATAATTTCTAAAAAAGTAGAAAATTAATTAACCAATATCCCATCAAAAGTTTTGGATTACGAAACATACTGGTCATCCAGTGCAAAGATCACTGCTTCAAATTCATCACTATCTATCAATATTGGGTGTGCTTTTAAATAGTCGTGTATGTCAGATATTGACAAAGGCAGCGGAACCCCGGACATGCCTGCATAACGCCTGGAACGAGACATTACTGAATACGCATACAATAACTCACGGACAACGGGGTCTATTTCTGGCTCCGGGAGCGGCGGCAACCTGAGTTTTTCTCGCTTCCATCTTGCCTTTTCACCCTTTTCTCCCCCGAACTCCGATAACCACCGCTGGGCGGCTATGGCTTTTTTATCGTATCCTGCTTCTGCTGCTCTTTAGCCTGGGCGATGCTGGCTGCTTCTGCAAGGATCTGCCAGTACAACTCTGGATTCTGCTTAAGCAGCGCGATCCCTCGTTCTGGCGTATATTCCAGTGCAACCTCAACACCATCAACCAGTTCACCAACCCCTTTCCAGTCTTTCAGCAGATAACGAGCAGCATTATCAATGAGTAAATCATCAACAGAATCCACCTCGGAAACCTTTGCAATATCAAACTCCTTCGTTCCGACGTGCAAGCTGGCATCCATTTTCTCAATGTGGCGACGGATTAATGCATTACGGGAGCGATACTGATCGTTATCGCTGCTTGCCACCAACAGTTTTACCCCGTCTACAGGTTTTAAGTCCTTCATTGGGGTAAACCAGCGTTCTCCACCGATGATAATTTTCTGATTAAGAATAAACATCCATAACCTCATTCAATGCGCCCCCCTGTAGTGCAGTACCACAGGGGGAATAACGGAAAATCAACTAATCGCCTCAGCACTGGCTTTTGCGATCACGGCAGCCGGGGAGGCTTTTTTTCTGATTATCGTAGGTGCTTCATCTGCTGCGGTAATGCTCAATTGAACCTGGATAATGTCGGTATTACCCCCATCAGGCCATTCACCTGACACCTGAACCTTCGGGAAACTGAAAGTGTATGCCCCCTCTCCATTCGAAAGCGTGAAGCTGAACGGAACTGTTTCTCCAGTCAGTGTTTTACTCCAGATTTCCCACGCAGCTTTAGACCATGAAAGCGTCACCGTACCGGACGGTGTAAAAGTAGTCGGAATATTTGCTCCTGCATAAGGCGAGCCAGTGCCGATACAACGCTGTGTCTGGAGTTTGTTATCGAACTGAATATCAAAACTGTCGATACAAAAACCGTTACCTCCGGCAACACCATTCAGGCTTACTGCTGAAACCTCCTTAAACGAATAACGTAGCTTTCCTGCACTATCCACAGGTTCGCCTTTGATAAAATTCGTATCATCGGCCTTTGATTCCCAGTCCAGTCCGGCAAAGGTTACGGTCGCCGTAATATCGCCGTCGTTAGGGATCTGCATTTTCCATGAGCCAACCTGCGCTCCTCTGACAACAGAGGCAATTCCGACATCGGACGCATAGGTCGCCAGAGAAAATGTTATTCGCTCATTCCCCATTGTCAGAGAATCACCTGACCATTCCGCGCCGAAACAGGATGCAAGAAAATCATCATGTTGACCCCAGCGAAATTTGGTACCAACATCACCGCCAACATCCACAGTGCCAGGCGTCGCCCCCTGAGCCATCCGGGAGCCGCCAATCTCATTATTTTCGCCTTTATTCTGGGTGGGTTTTACTCCCCAGCTTGTGCGTTTTAATAAACTCCAGTCACCACTTGCTGGTGTGGTGCCTGCAACTGTCTCCCGGATAAATGCCGAGATAACCTTTGCACCTGAACTCACAGGAGCCTCCTATGTCATTAATTGCGCTAGAGCGCGCGATATGGAATTTGAAGATTAAGCTGGAACCAGCCATTCTTTTCGCCAACGGTTATTGAGGAAACAGCCTGGTAACTGAGACGATCGTCATCCTGAAACTCAAACAGTTCCCGCAATTTATCGGCTGTCTCAGTAATGAGTTTTGAACCAGAACCTGCGGGGACAAATAACTGAATAATGATTATCCCCGTGCGATAAACAACCGGCCCCGCGCCAATTTCATTAACTCCAGCCTGCCCGGGAATATTACTTAAACGCGCCCAGATTAACTTACCGGAAGGATCGAACGTTGGCCCGTTCGGATACAATACGTCTTTTCCATCAATAACCGTCTGTGCCGTCATTCTGGAAATGACCGTATTTCTGATTTCAGTAAACGTCATTTGTAAGCCTGTAAAACACCATTAAAAGCGTTGGCATACACGCCAGTTGGCGCTTGTTGTGAATGACCGTTTTCAAGAGCCTCTGCATAAGGAAGGTTATTCTGGATATAAATAATTCCGTAATTTGCAGCTTTCGAAATAACCCCGATCCCACGCTGAACCGCAATCGTACCGTTCGGATCCACGTTATCAGATATACCAAAATCGGGATGCTGTAACGACACCATGTTGTTATTTCTGAAACGCCCGGTATCAACCGGAGCAGCAATATCAATAGCAGTAAGAATCTGAATAGCGATGTAGCGAATTTTCAGCCCCACATCTTCCTCAATCATCCCGGCAAATATTGACGGTTCGATATCCCATGCCTTTGCCATTTACGATCTCCTTAACTGGATTGAGTAAACTGATGCGGAAGGATCTACACTCGCTGTAATTACCTCGTATCGTTGCAACTGCCTTGATACAGAATCATAAATCTCAATAATATGGCCGACAGCAGGTTTATCCGTAACCTCGCATATCAGAGCAGTTAATTTAAGGTCACCATGCAAAATATTAATCCCATCAATTCTGCCCAGCTTATAACGCGTCAACACGCCTCGCCCGGTATAGGTTGCTGTGGATTCGCCGCCAGTTTCAGTCACAGGATTCCAGTTCCGGTGTGTAACGTAAGAACCAGAAAAATCACTCACGGCGTCTGCTAAATCCTCATCAAAAGCAGCGGCAACCTCTGACTGAATCTCTTCACGAAGCCCCATCATCCCCCCCTCACAACCCTGACTTGTGAGCGACTAAGTCCGTACGGTTTCAGCAGTGCTATCGCAAGCTGTAAATCGGGTTCAAGCAATGCAGTGCTGTTTGCTGGCAATTCAGCAAATGATTTCGATACACTGACCCCGTCAGCCGACACGGCTTTACTGATAACAACGCCAGAATCATTTTTCTGCTGAAACAACTTACCGACAGAGGCAATTCTGGCTGCATATGCTCCCGCAAGTTTTACCTCTTCCGGAATACGGGATGGGTTTATTTTCAGGCTGAAGCCATTAAGCCAGGCATTAGCCATTAAAACAGCTTTATTTTTAGCGTTCTCACTCGTCCAGGCGTTCCCAAACGCATTATCAACGTCATCACAGGTCACGTAAGTGATCATGTGTTACTCCTGAGTTTTCCAGCCCAGAGCCTTCCAGTTGTCAACTTCATCAGGATGAACATTAGCGATAGTTGGTGCGCCGGGAAACATCTGATAATCGGTCACCATAACCACTAACTCAATTTGCGTTTTTTGTGGCTCATGAATTTGCTCCACATTCTGCTCCACCACTGCATTTTTTTGCGCGGCTTCACGCTGTGCTCTTTGCTCTTTAGTTAATCCGGCCATATACCCTCCATTAAAAATGGGGCCGAAGCCCCGTTTGGATGTTTAACCAAGAATCAGACAACCATGTGCCGGTTTCACTGACGAAACACCCCATGCCAGTCCAACTTCATAGCGCACCTGGCGATACTGACGATACAGTGCAATCTGGAACGTAATCCCTGAAATCGGGTCCGTAACATTCATTACATCATCAGCATTATCGCCACCTTCCGGCATTGCCGGAGTACGGGATGCCAGCAGAAACGCGTTGCGATCAAACGCCATATTTGCAGTAAAGGAGCCAACAACTGTGATTGCAGTATCATCAGCCAGATCCTGACGCAGTCCCGGCGCTGCAAGAGTAATCAGATTGCTGGTAGCTGCTGCCACAACATACTGATTCGGATCGCCAGCGAACGTAACAATCTGACCTGCAGAAATACTCCCCGAACCAGTATCAATGGAAATAAGAACATCGCCTTCTTTTTTCTCGCCATTCACGAGATAACCAGTTGCAGCAACCTTTGGCGCTCGTTTTACACCTGCCGAACTGTGAATATTGAATCCCTCCAGACGCCCCAACACGCCCTCACGCAGTAGCTGTTCAGTGCCGGATTCATTCACTTTAAACAATACAGACTGTTTTCCGCGCAAATTAGCAATGGCAGCGGAACCAAGCACCATCTGCAGATCTGTTGTCGGTGCGCCGTTATCCTCCAGAACCTGACGAGCCAGAGCAGCATCAGAAAGATCATCTTTAACACCAAATGGCGTTGTCCCTGCGGTTCCCACGGCGCGGGAAGCACCGAAATACAACGCACCAAGATCAGCCTCAACCTCGTTTGCAAGGGCGCGAAAAGCCTGCTTGAACTGATCAGCCAGAATGGTGTTGTAAGTCCCTGAAGGGCCAAGAGCCAGTTGTTCTTCACCATTCCATTTAACCGGCGCCATTTTGGATTTAGTAATTTTTACATCAACAGTGCCAATATTTTGATCACCGGTATTCGGAGCTGACGGCCCCGGTACGATATCTTCGGTTTTCGCCTCAGGCGCAACTGGCGCGGTTACCGTCTGATCTTTTGCTGCGGCGTCAGCTTTTGCGTTTTTTGCTACCGCAGGGATAAAACCCACCTGCTCACGGGATACAACATCCAGGGCGGTGTAAATAGTCGGGATCAACCCGGTCAGGGTATTTCCAGCCATAATTAAATATTCCTTAAAAATTTGCGTAATTGTGAATGGATTGAGTAGTGAGCTATCCAGCCCTGACACCAGCTCCCATCCGGAAGCTGGCAAATGTATTAATCAACGATTGTGATACCGTCTTTCAGTGCGTTTTGCTTACCTGCAACATCCAGTGCATCAAAAGCAGAGCGTTTCATCGTTTTCTGACCAATATCATGCTGTGTTGGACGGGAACCGCCGCCATTGTTGCCACTGGCTTTCAGGATGTAGTCTTTCTGAGGGTAATTTTCAACGAGGAACTCCAGCGCCTCATCAAACTGCGCCAGTTCTCCTGGCTTCGCGCGGGAATAAATTTTGTTGCCGGAAGCGTCATAAGCAACGATCTTCCCTTCTTCCACTTTGAATGCCTGTCCGAAGCGGGCTTGTAATAAATCTGCCGGGATCGCAATTTTATCGGCAATATATTTTGAACCCGCAAAACTACCGCCAATCATAGAATCGTAAAGCTGCTTCTCCAGCATCTGAGAGCGTTGCTTTTCTTCATCTAATTGCTGCTGAAAATTTTTCGTAATTTCTGCCTTAACCTGGTCAACCTGTCCCGCATCGATCAGCTTTTTCTGGTCGATTTTTGACAGCATTTCCAGTGCCTCAATCGCCTTCTTCGGGTCTTCGAAAGCGGCAAACTTAGCCAGTTTTTCCTCTGCAGCTTCTTTAGCCAGGCGATGATTTTTTGCCTCGCCATTAAGCTCTGTAATTTTTTTTATCGCCAGCGGTGCATCGAAGCCGATTTCTTTACCATCGTCGTGCACATAAACTGGCAGGCCAGCAGTATCAATTTCTGCGTATTGTTTTCCGTTAATCTCGACCGTTTTCAGTTTCATATTAGTACCTGGTTTAAGTCTTCCGACAGTTACGCTGCTCACCATCCGGATCGCAGCAATAAAAAAGGCCACCCGAAGGTAGCCTGTTGTAATAAATGATTTATTTAAATCCCTGCTTTTCTGAATACCTGTGCATCACGCTCACGGAGTTGCTTCAGCGTCAGCCATTCGCCTTTATCGGTGTAAAATTCATCTGGCGACATACCGCCATCCCGAATCAGCTTTGCCCGGGTTTCCCCCACAATCTGTTTTTGTCTGGTGTAAGGCTGACGCAAAAACCATTCCCTGTAGGTTGTATCTCCGGCCACCACGCCATCCATGCTGGCCCGCTCAGCCGGGGAAATATCACGAACATCAATACCCAGTTCCTTCGCTGATTTCAGAATGAACGTTTCCGTTGAGCGGCAGCAGAAATGAATTTTTCCCGGCCCATGCAAATAAGGCACACTGTGACCTACAGGTTTATTATCCAGCGTATATTTGAGGCGATCCCTGATTCGACATTGTGGCGTAGTACGATTATCAAGCGTTGATAACCATTGCTTACCCTTAATCAAATCATTATTCGCGCTGGCAAAACTCTCACGGGCAGTAGCAGCAAGATGTCCAACCGCTGTTTTTGCAATGCTGGCCGCATTAGCCCGGCTCATCTGCAATGCACCATCCTGAAATCCCTTGCTGACATGTCCCCGAATTTTTCTTGCGATCTGCTCATTGGTATCCCCCAGCAAAAAACCCTGACGCACCGTATTTGTTATGCGTCTGAGCCGATCCGCCTCAAGATCCAAGGCCCACTCACTGAGCAGTCGTCCCTGGAATGGTCGCGCCATTGCAGCGGCGTAAAGTGCATCAGAAGATATACCAACCAGAGGGTGAACATCAGCAACAAAATCAGGTAGCAGAGAATCAAACAGACTTAACTGATAACCAGCCTCATAAATTGCCAGCTCGTTCAGCTCTCCGGAGAGACTGGTAAACATGCTGTTAATAGCAGCGCGGTTAACCTCTCTGACACTCGCCAGAAGTGACTCCAGGCGCGTAACGGTAAAACTACCAGGATCGAGGCTGTCCAGTGCTACCAGCAGGCGAGCTGTAAGCTCCGCATCGCTGTCATTCAGTATTTTCACCATTCTGGCAGCCACACCAGTGCTATAGCGGGATATCCAGACTGCATGAGCAATTGATTCATCACGCAGCCGTTCATTCACGGTTTGCATCATTGATTTCCATCAACATTACACTCTGATTTTTTAATTCATCGATCACATCCTCTGGACGGGAATCCTGATCGATAAATTTCAACGCCTGCAAAACCCGAACCGCATCAATCTGACGTATATCACCGCCCTGACGCAATGACTGAACAGCCAGCGCGGAGGATGAGTCAAACACCTGGGCAGATACATCCAGTTCAGTGCGCACATCCACATTGCCACCGCAACTCTCTCCGCTCCATTCCGCCATTATCTGGAGAATATTATCGAGGGCATCTTCGAGGGAGTTCGCCATTGTATAAAGCGGCGAGTGTTCCTGCATCCGCTCTTCATTAGTCTGATCAACAGATTTGGTGGATGTATTTTCAGCCCGCAGAAGTTTAGCGCCGGCATGACGCATCTGATTTTCCAGCTTCTCAAGTGATGTTTCGCCAGATTCTATCGCTGCGCCACTATGTTCAACATATTCGAGGCCATTTTTTGTTCTGTCCTCAAAAATCGTAGCGGTGGATGCACCAACCGTCAGTTCTTCATTCCTGTCCAGCCCGTAGGCCACCAGCAATGGAACGCGGGCAACATGAAGAATATTGTCCTGCTCGCTCTGGCTTTGCCAGTGCTTGATATTCAGCAAGCCAAGATTAAGCAATGGCGGTGTACCACGCATAAACCCTGTTTTCTTCGTATACAGTGTTACCAGAGGAATATCATCACGGCTGGTATTCCATGACTCATGAAGCATCCAGACAGATTCGCCATTAGTACCTTCGCTGCGTCGATAAATTTCTACTCGACGGGGCATAATATGGCGGATCTGCTCCACCTTCTTCTGCCCGAAATCATCACCATCAATAATGATGACCTCTTTTATACGCAAATCAGTGAGAACAACTTTCCCTTTTTCAACTTTCGATTTCCATCCAATAACCTGGCGTGGATTCAGCATCGTAACGTACGGGCGACCACCGGCCGCGTTTTCATCGGCTTTTGTCCGAATCTCGTTCATATCCGTTCGTGGATAGTCCACCAGCGCATGTGCCACACCATACTGAAATGCGAGACTGAAAAATTGCTGCGCCCACACATCCAGTCGGCTCCCCTCCATGTCGATATTTTCTGCATATTCCCTGATTTTTTCCGGCGTTTCCTCACTCAATACTGTCGGCTCTGCAAATATGCGCCCAATATTTTGTTTGATGCTTTCTTCATACACAGGAAGTAGCGTAGCCACAGACAGGCGTTTTTTATAAGCGTCTTCATCTTCATTAGGCCATTTGGGGAGATAATTTTCCCCCTGCCTGCGCATTTCAAGCGTACCGCCCATCAATGCGTCGTTAATATCCCACGCCTCCAGCATATCGTTATAGTCGAGGTTGGGTGTTGATATATCAGCCATAATTAAATCCGAAGTGATGTGACTCTTCCGGTCGGTTTGACAATAGGGAATTGCTTAACGATGAAATAACCTCCGGCATCATTCGGGTGATCGTTGCCTGATTTTTTATCAGGCTCCCCCTTATCATCCCAGACCTGTTGCTCCAGAGATTCGGCATATACCGGACAACGCTTCACATTAACTTTATAGCGACGCTCGCCATTGGCATTGCAGAACATTGCATTCATTGAGTTAACGCGATCTTTTACTGGCGGGTTCGAGCTGTTCACCACAACGTTAAAACCAGCCTGCTTAAGCTGGGCTATATCCGTCGTACTTGCGTTACTTGATTTTCTGGAATCTCCGGAAGCATCTGGATAAATATAAATCTCCCTCACTTTCCGGTAATCATTCCCGTCATACAGCCAAAAGCGTTCTTTAATGATGCGGATCATATCCGGCGTATCGTAGGCATTGATGATTTCAGTTACCGCACATGGAAGCCCCAAACGCAGTACATGGACGATCCCCGCCATCTTTCCAACGTTAAAATCCATCCCAATATAAATCGGCTCCCCTGGCTGCTCCACTTCTTCGCAATTATTCAGTTTCCGGTCAAACTGATGGTAAACAGTACCACTTGTCAGGTTAGTAAACTGTCCTCGAAGATAGGCTTTAATCAGCTCTGGAGGGTATGACTCAAGAAGCGAAGGAATGTAATCTGCTGGTAGGTTCTTTTCATTATCGAAAGTAGATGCCTGCACCAGACCATACAGTGAGGCCAGCTCTGTTTTTTCACGCACGGCTTTAACAAACTGCTCGTAGACAAATTTGAATCCTTCCGGCGTGGTTGTAACGTCAATACCGTTGCGAAGTCCATCAACCTTATAACGCATACGCGCAATTATCTTGCGCCACGCTGTTCTGGCTTTTTCCTTCGGCAAAATGTCCAGTTCATCCACCAGCGCATTACCAATTTTGAAACCGACGATCGTTTGCGGCTTCTCCATCGATCTGCAGATAGTGGTTCCCCGATACTGACGTCCGTAATAAAAATGAACCTCTTTATTTCCCTCATTAATTTTTACGTTCAATCCCCAGTCAGCAGCAACTTCTTCCACTGTAGGGTAAAAAATATCGCGAATTTGGGGATACGTTGGCGCAAAATATCCCTGATTTATACCAGGATGTTCCCAAATCCCCTTGCATATGCCACCACACCCAATCCATGTTTTACCCGAGCCAAAACCAGCGACATAAGCTTTAAATTTGTGGGGCATTGAAAGAAATCGCGCCTGAGGCACATTAAGCGTCGGAGAGATCATCTTCATCACTCCTTACTCTGGCATCAACCACATTTATATTGATCGCCACAGGTTGGGGATGTTCATTATCTTCCACCGTTTCGATCTCTTTGCGCAGCTTCTGGTTTTCCATTCTGCGCCGTTCAATTTCCAGTTCCTGTAGCCGCTTATCTGCACATAAAGCCCCGCCAGCAGAAAGCAAACGCAACAATTCACGCCGGGCGGCAGCCTTATCCTCCAACAGGATCTCAACGCCGAATTTTCCGAGCTTTGCCCCTGCATATAATTGCCGCACATC